GTCGAAGATAAATTTGTGTGCGTAAAGTAAGCATAGCATGAGTCAATCAGCTGACGTTGCCGATTACTTGCGTGACCCGGTTTCTGCTGCCATGATCGCTTCGGTGGCGACCGCTGCGTACATCCATTTCAAGTCAAAACTGAACAACGAGGGCCCGCGAGAGCTGGTGGAGTACACGAAACCCTCCGCGCTCGTCGGTATTCTTGTGTACGTCATCGTCTCGGGTGGTATCGGTCAGCGGGAGACCATCTCAACCGAACCGTTCAGGTGATGACGCGATAATTTAGAGAAATGATTATATGACCACCTAGTACATACGTGAACATGGCGTCCGTCGGTGCTTTCAATGACATGATGGCGCAGTTTTTGTCCGAGCTTCAGAAGACTTTGCCGAGTGAGAAGGGAGTCACGAAGGCCATCGCCGGGTTCGAGCTCATGCGTTCGGCCAACCCGAGAAAGGTGGTCGATACCTTCATGACATCGATCGCTCCCTACTCTGCGAAAATCGCCGCCCAGGACGCCACGTTCATCGAAGATCTCCGTAACGTCGAGGGACTCAAAGACCTCAATCTCGCCGCGTCGTGGGCGAGCATGTCCCCGAACTCTCAGGGCGCCGTCTGGTCCTATCTCCAAACGCTCTCACTTCTTGGCACCACTATCAGTGCCCTTCCGGCGGAGACTCTGGGCATGATTGAAAACATCGCGCAGGAGTGCGCGGACGGCATCGAGCAAGGCGGTGAGCTCGATCAAAAGGACTTGATGGGTGCCATGTCGAAGATGCTCGGCAGTATGGGACTCGGTGGTAAGAAATAAAATATCACTCTTTTGTAATGAGCACTCAGGTGTGGTTCGATGACATCAAGCAAATCGTGCGCTCTGACCGGGTGACGCAGTTCTGGCCGAACGACAGGCAGAGCGTGGAAGAACGCGTCAACGCCGCGTCTAGATTTATTATTTACGGCACTTGCGTCCTTTACGCGACGAAGCGTGACCTCCGCGTCTTTATCCTCGGGGCCATGGCGCTGGCCATTCTTTACGTCATGTACGAGAATGGAATGATCGAGTCTCCGGCGGTTTTAGATGTCGCCGCGCCCGCGTCCGCAACTGCGTCCGCAACTGCGTCTGCGCCGTGCCGAGCGCCGTCGGAAGACAATCCCATGGCGAACGTGCTTCTCGCGGACACGGGGTCGGAACCGCGCGCGTGTCCGTACGGCGACGTGAAGGAGTTCGTCCAGAATTTTGCCGAGAACAGAGTGGAATACGATGCCGGTCGCTCACGCACCGCGCTTCCAATCTACCAGAGAAACGCGCACGCCCGCCAGTTCGTGAGCGTCCCAGGACATGCCGAAGACCAGACCGCGTTCGCGGAGTGGCTCTATGGAAAGAAGAGCGCGAGCACGTGCCGAACCGACCCGGCGAGATGTGACCCGAATGTCCGCGGTGTGCAATTGGAAGCCTACGGTGGCATCGGTGATGGTACCTCTCATGGGCGGCTTGGATCGCGATTCTCGCAAAGCACGCCGTAAACAATAATCTTTAGGTATAGTATAATGGCTCAGCAGCTTTCAGGCCTGATCAACCTCAACAGTGGGGTCATTCCCTCCGTGAAAGCCGGTGAAGACGTCTTCATTTATCCTCAGAACTCGAATGATAGCATTCCGGCGGGGCGTCCGAATACCATGCTCTACGGAACCGCGCCGTACAAAGGTGGAAAGGGTGCTCCGAGCCACTTCATCGAAACGAGCGACGAATTGCGCCCGCAGTCCACGACTCGTTTCGGTAAGACCATCGTGCAACCAACAGAACACACCTTGTTTCCAGTCCACACAAACATGGCACCCGCACCGGTGCCCATTCCGAGAGAGTACGCGTCGTCGCGCGCCGACGTACAGAACGAGCTTTTCAATCAGCGGTACGCGTCGCAATAAATAAAAATCGTACCATGTATTAGAACGATGGCTGATCCCATCTCCTTGCTCGCCGTCGCTGGATTAGTGTTTGCCGGGCGCAAGCTCAGCGAGGACCCCAAGCCAACGACCGCCGCGAAACCGCTCGATATCGGGGCCCAATCCGTCTCCGCGACCCCCGCAATGGTGGACGTCGCCGCGAGACAACAACAGGAGATCGATGCCGTCCCAGCGTGGGAGCCGCAGGACGACATTCCGATCGTTGTCACGCAGAAGCGGGAACAAATGAGTTTCGGTGAGGTTGCGCCACAAGCCCGGTCCTCGGGTGCCGAAATTCTGGGCATGCGCGATCGCATGCAAGACGTCGGTCGAATGAACAATCTCGCGCCCGTGGAGCGTCAGAACGTCGGACCGGGTCTCGGTGTCGACGCGAACGTTCCCGCGATCGGTGGGTATCAACAACTCTTCCGCGTGAATCCAACCAACGTCGGTGAGTACCGCTTGCACCAACTGCCGGGTGTGATGAACCACGCCGCGGATCAGACGGGTGGCCGTCCGAGCGTTTTCGGGCAGATCGGTCACAACCGCCCCGAAAAAACCGCGTACCTTCCCGAGCGATTACCGCCGACGCGCGGGCGATCCACCGCGTTCGGCCCCACGCCCAGAGGTACCCACGTCAAGGGTGCCATCCCGACCAATCGCGCCGATACCGGTACCCGTGCGGACGGACTTCAGTACGCGCCCGCGGCGCGTTTCATCTCCGCGCCGACCGAAGCGCAACCGCCGACGCGTTTCAAGTCGGACGACAACACGCAGTTCGGTTACGCGAACCAACCGAGTCCGGGTGTGAGCATTTGGAGACATGGCTACCAACAGTCTCCGCTCGCGCAGGTCGGTAGCGGGAGCACGAACGCGGAGCTCATGGCGCGCGGCCTCAGACCTGAAGATCGTCGGGGTCAATTCAACCGCGCGGGTAATCCTGGTCGCATGAACGTGCGTGAGAACGCCCTGAAAGCGGGAGGTGCGCTCTCCTCCGTGCGCTCGGACCAGACCCGGATGGATTCGAGATTTGGCCCGCCTTCCGGCGGATGGATGCAGCAGTACGTGCAACCGAACTTCAACAAATTCAATGCGTACAAGGGCAAAGAAAACCCGCACGCGCGCACACTGGGTATCGCGTCGCAACAGCTCGCCGCGAATCCGTTCGCGCAAGACATTAGCCGTTAGTAATATGTTATGCGATTGAGCGAGCCACCTCGTTCATCGGATAATTAATAACACTCACTCCGCGACGCGACGAAATTTCACGCAACCGCGGCCACACCGCGGCCAAGCCTCGGCGTGGCCGAGACGCGAGGGTATCGCTAGTCGTTGACGCGCGTGGCCATGGCCGCCTGCGATGACACGGCGTCTGAGAAGGACGAGGGTCGAGCCGGTCTTCCCGGCGTCGTGATGGTACCCCTGGAAGAGGTGACCATGTGGGTGCGTGACCCCGGGACGGGCGCGTCGACGCACGCGCACTACGACGAGCTGAGTGAATTCATCGTGTTCAATTGTCAGCCCGTGAGTTCGGGCTCGGACGTGTACACCGCGATTTCGGAAAACCTACCCTGGGACGCCATGCCGTTGAACAAAGTGGCGCGTGGACTCGTGCTCCCTAAAAAGCCCGCCGACCACGGGGACGTCGCGTACGGTGTAGTCTGTCGCGCCGACAAGCGTCTTTCGAACGAAGACCACGTCATCGACGCGGCGAAGGCGCACGAGCTCCTCACGGCGGAGGGCATGGACGCCACCCGTGAACTCGTGCGACTTTCGGTGGCTGAACTGGACCCGCTCGGGTACGCCGCCCACAACGCCGCGTTGCTAGTGAACGCCGGGTACCTCAAACGGTCCCTCCGAATCGACCTGGCGTGGTCTGCAATCATACTGTTCATCCAAGACAAAACCAGAAGGGGGAAGGCGCTACCGTCGTCTTTCTTCTCTTTCATGGTAGACCAGGGACCTGTTGACATATCCCGCGATTTGCACGGGCTCGCGGAGCCCTTCGAGCGACCGTTTGAGGTGATGAGTCTGTGGTGCTTTTCGGTGCGCCGCGCGATGGACAAGTACGACATAGCACCGCCCGCCCGACCTGATTTTGGACGCGTGATATATAACAAGGCGGTCCGGTTACACCTCGAAGACGTCGGGGTACTACCCCGATGTCCGATTCAGAAGCCAAATCGAAGCTTACCGACCGGCGTCGATGGTAGGATCGACGAAGCTAAGATAATATCGGACTGGGAGACCGATACGTGTGCGAAGGACTGCGGGTCGCGCGAAGAAGCGGCTGCTTTTTACGAGGAAGCCGTGACTTTTCTTCAGTTACTTGCGCAGTCGCAGTTCGCAAAATCGTTTCGTGGTAACCTTCCGGAGATGCGAAGGATGTACGCTGACGAGTTCCCCGAGCTCTGTCAACAAACCTCGGGCGGGGTGAGCATCGAGTCGTTCCCTGTGCACGTGATTCGCGCTTGGAAGCGCATGCCTCTTCCGGACCAGGCCGGCTTTGTCGAGCTACTCGGCATGCAGGTGCGAACGCACAAGTTCATGGGCGGTACACTGGACGATACGTTCCTGCGTCGGTTGAACTACGAGATCCGTCGAGGGTTAACGGCCGACATGTACGATGGATGGGCGCGCGTTTTTCAGTTACGAAACAAGGAAGAAAATATGACTCTTTTGAAAATGGTCGTGCAAATGTCCTACATGATGTTATTCCTTGAGGAGTACCGAGACGAAGGGAATGAAGTATACGCGGAGCGCGCGCAAATCACCCGAGACGCGACCCGGCGACTGCGTGAAGTTTGCGAGACGGATATAATCAATCCCAACGTGGCGGAATCGGATTTAGAATTGAACCCAATTTTCTTGTAATATTACACCTGCTTCCACTTCTGCTTGAGACTATTCATCATGGACAAGTACACGCCGCTAGGTATATCTTCCTTGTGTTCGTCTATGGTACTCTGCGTCAACCTGAGCGCGTCCCTTTTCACGCTTCGTGACAAATTCCGGAAGAACTCGGGTGTAGGACGTAGCATTGGCGTAACCATATCCACAAACAACCTGACAGTCCTGTCGAAAGTACTGTAGCACAAGTGTTGTAGAACGGTGCACCGTTCCAAAAAAGCACCCGCGCACCGCACACATTGTGATTCGCTTATGAGTCCACACAGCTCGACTGAGAGTGGATAGTCGTCGTCGTTTGGAACACGGTCAAAGGTCGCCCACGCCTTCCACTTTTCCGTGTTCCCGGGGCCGTTGGTAAACGCGCACGCGTGTTCTCGGTCTTTCGGGTGCATGCACTCCCTCGTTGGAAACCCTGGGTGGTCGCGCGCTAGTCTATCCGCCCTGACGATCTTTACGCACCGATCGCAACACCGTGCGTTTTCGTTCGTGAACGTTGGGTACGCCGAGTTTGAACCAACGTGTGAGTTGCATGCGGGGAAACAGCACGCCGCGTCTCGACGTCTCCTAGTGTTCGATCGCTCGTCGGCGTCGTCGTCGTCGTCCAGCGTGACGACGATCGCTTCGTGCGGGGACTCTATCCGTGGTCGGGTTCGTGCTCGGGTGCGCATGCCCGTCCGTCGTGAAGTGGAGTCGCGGTGCGTGAAAATTCACGAGGTTCCTAGGGTTAGGCGCGCGACGCGTCCCGAATCCTCATTATGCGACGCACATGGGTGCTTTCAAAACTCTTTCGGACACACTCGAAAACGCCCCTTACACGGAGTTCGACCACGCTAAGTATGGGAGACTCCGCGTAAAAGACGTACCCGTGACGCGTGATACGTTTTATCCCTTAATACGGGGTCTTATATGGGCGCTCGAACAAGTTTCGGACGAATGGGGTGGTGAAGGCGTGGTTCGCGCGGACGTATGGTTTGTGGTGAAGGAATACGCGTGCGCCGGTCTCATACAAAACGTGCTTTTAGCCCATGATTTGCTGTCAATACTCGCGAACGGTGAATTAGACGACCCCGGTGACCAATTCGTGCGCCTGAGTGCGAGTTCGTTACACGCGTTTTACGACGAGTATTTCGACGATGACTCTCGCGCTCGAGTGGACCCCGCGCTCAGGCGGATCCAGTGCGTGCTCGAGCGCGCGACCGGTCGCGCGATCACGGAGGGTGAATACATCGACGCGTGTGCGGACATCGCGACTCTCTACACATCTAGCGCGTGGTGAAATATAATATCAGCCCATGGTAAATGACGAACCCACTCCTTCAATTGTACGAGCTCACAGAGAGGCGGATGCAAATCAACCGCGCGTTCAAGCACATTGGTAAGAAACAGGAAAAGCTCAACAAGTTGCTCGACAAACAGTTGGCGGCGTATAAGAAGCGTGACATCAAGACCGCGCATAAACTCATCGACAAGATCGACAAACTTTCGAAGGAAATTCGCAGCGACTGGAACAAGGTTCGTCGATAGCGCGCGAGACCTCGCGGATTAAATAAATCTCTCGATATACTAGCTAGCAACAATGCCATCGACGCACACGGCGGATTTCAGTTCCGCCGCGTTGAAAGCGATCGATCTCGAAGCCGTGGAAAAAGTCAACGTCGGCCTCGAGACCGACCAGGTCAGGAAACACGTAAACATCGTCGCGGACGCCCCGGAAATACGCATCCAGGACAAGACGGGGTCCGCCCCGGAAGTCAATCAGACGACGCTCGCGATCGTCGCCGACGGTGGCGCCGCCCACTTTCGCACGGGTACGACGACGTTCGCCGAAGGCGGTGTCGAAACGAAAGGTGACGTCAAGTTCCAATCGTCCACGGGCGATACCACGCACGTCGTCATCGATGGCGCGTCGGGAAAGCTCGAATTACAGGAAGGTGGACTCGCGCTCAAGCTCGGGTCCAACGTGTCCGTCACGGGCAGCTCCGCCGTCGTCCAGGAAATCACGGGGCCGCACGGGCGGGGCGTCGTGCCCTTGCGAAAGTATCCGGAGGTTGTTTTCGAGGAAGGATTGTTTGGTGGGAATGACTCGACTAACACGTATACGCAGGGTGGGTATACTGTGACGGCGAGTGGAAAATATGCTGAGCGCTTTGCAGTTTGGACAATGTTTGATGAATCGGAAGATGGTGAAGAAACTGGTGGTTGCTGGATTGATAGTGATAATACCACTTATGCAAAGGAATCTGCTGATGCCTATGGAGGACTAGTTGGAAATGTTCTTTCTACGGTTCACACTACAAACACATTAAAGCTAGCATCTAACACACCCGTTGGTGCTTGGTTTACATTAGAATTACCACATTCCGTGAAGTTGGAATATATCAACATGCGTCCCAGGTTGCATGATGAGAATGTATCCGCACAGTCTTTTCCGAGAGAATTTGGAATTTGGGGTTATGACGGTGATGCATGGGTATTAATCAAGTCGGTCACGGGACACGCAAGCGAAAGTGAAACAGGTTATGTAAAAACTTCGGTAAACGCAACTACGTCGTACAAAAAATTTGGTTTTGTGATTACTCGAACGAATGCAATCGGTGGTTCTAATAGCGACGACAGAAACTTCGTTGCAATCGGAGCTCTAAAAATCTATGGCTACGAAGATAGGAACACGGTCGGTGATTCCTCGGTCGACGTCGCGTTAAAGTGTGCTTTCAACGCACCCGATTCGGCGTCGCAGTCTCTATACATCGATGCGAACGAAACGGGGTCGAGCGTCACGGATCAGAGCGGGTCGAGTCTCGCCGTGACCGCGAATCAGGTCACGTATGATTCCACCGATAAGGCGTGGGTGTTCACGGGCGATGCTACGTCTAACATCGTGAGCGCCGATCTCGGGTTCGAGGGCGATCGACCACACTCCGTGTCTCTCTGGTTTAACGCGGCGAACGTGACCTCGAATGCCACACTGTTCCACGTGGGGACCGAGTCGGGTGAGGGCGATGCGAAGACCGCCATCTCACTCACCGAAACGGGGCATTTGGGTTGGATAGATGGCGGTGATAACCAGTTCCTCACCTCAAACACGTGGCACAATCTCGTGTACGCCACACAAGGGGGCGGTGGCGTCCGCACGTGCTACCTCGACGGCCGAAAGTTGGGGGACGTCTACGACCAAGACACGTTCGGGAACTACCCACCGTTCGACATGACGGGGTACTCACAGGGTGGGTATACGGTGAGTTCGGGTAGCACGATAAGTAATTATGAAGCATATAAGGCATTTGATAACGCACTCTCTTTGGAAACAGATGCTTGGTTAGGTGATTTTGACTTCTCTAGTGGAAATCCGAGTGACACTTCCAATGGTAAATTTGGCTCTAACGGTGGCGAAAATGATACGAATGGGGCACCGGGTGATTGGATTAAGATATCACTACCTAATAGACTTGCCTTGAGCAGTATAGGTATTTATCCGAGATATGCTAGTCAATACGAAGCAGAGAGATTACCTAAAAGTGGCAACGTGTGGGCGAGTAATGATAATACAACGTGGGTAAGTTTATTGTCTTGGACGAACAGAACAACCGGAACAAACTCCGTGACATCATGGTTGGACTCAAATAACGAGTCGTACATTGTCACGAATGCCACGAAAGGGTATAAATATTTCGCCTTACACTGGACACAGACAAATGGGTGGAATCAAGCGGCTGTCGGAAAGATGAAACTCTACGGTCACAAAGAGAACGACACCACCCGCTTCCCCATCTCGTCGACCGTACTGAAATATCCGCACATCGCGATGACTGGACCGGCACAGCGGGGGTATGTGGTTAGGGTTTCAAGTATTTACAGTTATCAGTACGACGCACATTACGCTCTAAACGAAAAACTTTCTCCAACTAATCAGGCATACAGCTACTGGTCGGGTGCCGATCATTATACGAGCACGGGTGCATGGGACACAACATACAACACAGATACATATAAAACTACTGCGTCTGGAACTGACTATTATGGTGACTTTATCGAAGTTGAATTTCCAAGAAAAATCACATTATCTCACATTACAATTCATCCTGTGACAACCGCACAGAATATGGTAAATAGATTACCAAGTGATGGTGTTGTCGCGGGATGGAATGGTTCTTCTTGGGACGCCATAACAACATATAGTGATTTTTCAGTTAGTGCGTCAACGCACAATGAATTAGATGTAAATGCATCAACTGCGTATAGTAAAATACGCCTAGTCGTGACCGCATTACAGAAAAATGTGAGTTTGGAATATGAAGCGATTGCAATTGATATTTTACGTTTCTACGGCACCGAAGAAGACCTCGACATCGTCGCCCGCGTCGGTGAGGGCTTGGACGGCAAGGTCGCGAACTTCCGGGTGTACGACAAGTACCTTCGCGAGGAACAAGCCCTGGAACTGTGGGATGCCCAAAAGGACCAGTTCGAGAGGGCGACGTCGTCCGTCTCCGTGTACCGGGGACACGTGGGTATCGGGACGACGGAACCGGAGGCGGCTTTGACGGTGATGGACGAGGCGCACGAATCGGAGGAGTTCCCACCGAGGGCGATGACCGCCAATGAGACGTACATGGAGGGGTACGGGGTTTTTAGGGCGAGTGCGAGTTATACATTCCCGGATTCAAATTACGGACCCCCCGCACCCTGGAAGGTCTTCTCAAAGGATACAGAAAGTCTAAGCACGGGTTGGATAGGAAGCGATGATCACAATGCAGTAACCGGTTCGAACCCTGGTGAGTACAATGGTACAAACCAACTCGCGAGTTCTACCCCCCTAGGTGAGTGGCTGAAAATTGAACTCCCACATAAAATAAAATTAAACAGTTACGCTTTGAAGCCCTGGGGTCAAAGTAATAGATTTGGTGTCGCAGATTACCCTAAAACATTTTATATATACGGTTCGAATGATGGATCATCATGGGAATTAATAGACTCTCGTGTGAACACAACTAAAACACCACAGATTTTAGGTGCATCTGTTGCTAGTAACGAAACGATTAATTACAGTGTAAGTCAGAGTGGACTTGGGTACTATGATACATATGCGATAGTCGTCACAAAAATAAACAGCGAAGCGGTCTATGCGGTTGACAATACCGTAGCAGCTCTGTACGTAGGACTGGGTGAATGGCGCCTCTTCGGCACCCGCGAGCGTGGTCAATCCACCCTCCACGATGGCTCGTTGACCCTCACCAAAAACCTCACAGTGCCTCGCATAGGACCACCGCTCGACGCGGACGACACGCCCCGACGGGACAGGCTCGTCGTGGAATACAATACCTCGACCAACCCCACGGAGAATGGGGTGGTCCGGGATACGTCGGGGAGGGGGAATGATGGGGTTTTTGTGGGGACGGCTACGTATGATGTGACGGAGAAGGCTTTTACGTTTCCAGGTTCGGGCATGAATACCATACAAAAACATAACCTGGGTCCCAATCTAAAAGGTAATCAACCATTAACAGTATCTTTATGGTTTAAAACAAATGAGGACCGGGATCAAACTTTATTTAACGTTCTTCCGGGTGACAGCATTGAGACAACTAGAAAAACATTTGGTGTGAGGACTGAAGGTGATAGTACAAATTACAATCTTAGATTCTATTATTGGAATTCGGATTACGTTTATAATATATCAGAGTTACATGGACCACAAGGTAAATGGTTTCACCTTGTAGCCATGAATGTTGGTGGAACTAAAACTGCCAACGGAACTACATACGACTTCGGAGATCCATCAAATAGAAGGCTATTTTTGAATGGCGTTGAACTATTTACACCTTCGTCCACGTATAGTTCTGCAGTGAGTGGAACTGCATCCGACTTATTAGATCTTGAACCCAATTCAAGGTTGATAATAGGTGCACGTTTTAAGGATGATGGTGAATATCCATTAAACGGTTCCATTTCTAACTTCAAACTCTACGACGTCGCCCTCACCGCCGACGAGGTCAAGCGACTCTACGATATGGGTCGCCTCGGTAACGTCATCGCGCAACCGGTGCACATCGCGGCACCTTTGTACGCACCCGGGGTGCCCGTGCAATTCGTCTCCGCGCAAGTGCACGACAAGGTCGCGTATTCATCCGCTGGGTCTATACACATTGACAGGCTCGATCTTTCCATCAAACCGCACTTTTCAAATTCGAAAATTTATTTAATGTGGCGGATAGAATATGAAGCCCACCACGATGCTGTTTTCAGAATATACCGGGATTCAACTCTCATTGGGTACAATACGGTGTCCGGTGAAGAGAGATGGAGTGGTGTAACCGCAATAACTTATGATACCAGCCTTTCTAGCACACCCGAACAAAGTATGATCACGTGGATAGACTCACCCAATACGACAAGTACCGTGACCTATAAAGTATATCAGAAGAGTTCCAGCTCCGCAAGTCGAGCTTTTTATTTGAACAGGCCTTTAAATTCCGCCGGGGCTAATGATTACGAAACCGGTGTGTCGCAGAAGACCGCCATGGAAATCGCCCAGTAATTTTATCCGGGCATACTATAATGGACTTTACACAGGCCTTGACGAGTTTGTACCCCGGTAGCGAGTGGGAACTGCACGGTTCGGGGTCGGA